GCGCTCGGCGGCCTATTTTTGAAGACGACGACAGAGTGGGCGGAAAATGTTAAGGCGCTTATCTTTCAGCATGAAATAGATCATATTAACGCTAAAAACATCTTCTTTCACGAAGAGAAGCCGATTGAGTGGTGGACGCTTGCCGGTCCGCGTCCGAAGAGCTGGACGAGTTTAGACACGAAGGAGGAGGCGAAACAATAAATTTATGAAGTGGTATTATTTGCGACAAAATAGATGCCCGAAGTGTGGAAACAATCTGACTTGGCACGAGGGGCAATACGGCACGGATTTTGTCTGTGTTAATGCTCGGTGTGATTTTAAAATAGGCGAAGATAAGTTTAAAAATATGTGCAAGGAGATGACGGAGCGAGAATTAAAAAGAAATAACCCCGGCTCGGCGCTGGGTATTAATTTATGCCAGAGGAACGAGTAAAATTTGATCCGCTAACCTCGCCTCTTTTGGGCGAAGACGACCCGATGAATAGTTTGCGCGAGATTGCGGAAGAGGAAACATATCGCTTAGAACACGAGAAGTTTAGGTTTTATGAGCCAAATGGGAAGTGCGAAGAGTTTATTAAAAAGGTTGGAAGCGGTGATTTTTTTATTGTATTCTTTGCCGCGGCCAATGGCGTAGGCAAGACGGCGGCTGGGGCTAACATTGTGGCACATATCTGCTATGGCAAGTCGAGCGGCAATAAATACTTTGATTTGCCTCTTTTCAAGAACTTTCCATATCCAAAACGTGGACGTATAGTTTCCGATTCAGACGCTATTGAGAAAAACTTAGTCCCAACGCTTGAAGAATGGCTACCGGCAGGAAGATATAAAAAAAGGAAAGCAGGAAAGCATTTTGATAGCATTTGGAAAACAGATACGAATTTTGAGTTTGACATAATGACTTATGAGCAAGACCCGAAAGAATTTGAGGCCGCGACGCTCGGCTGGGCGATGTTTGATGAACCTCCGCCAGAATCTATTTTTAAGGCCACGGTCGCTCGTATGAGAAAAGGTGGCATTATATTTATCACCGCGACGCCATTAAAGGGGTCAGCATGGCTTTACGACCATATCATCGCCAACCCGGACAAGGATTTAGAGGCGAAAGGGCAGAGAACTTATGTCGAGGCCGATGTAGAGGACGCTTGTATTGAGCATGGTATCCGCGGCCACTTGGAGCATGCGAACATTGAGCGGATGATCGCCGAATATACGGAAGACGAAAAACAGGCGCGCGCCCATGGCAAGTTTCAGCATTTGGTCGGCCTGCGATTTAAGAATTTCAGTCGCAATATCCACGTTATCAAGCCGTTTCAGATAGACAAAATGAACTGGACGGTTTATCACGCGCTTGATACTCACCCGCGCAACAATGATATGGGTAATTGGATTGCGGTGAACGATAAGGGAATGAAAATTGTAGTCGATGAATTGTGGATTAAGTGCGAACAGGGGACGGAAGAGTTGGCCCAGCGCATAAAAGACAAAGATGAAAAGTTTAGAATAGAGAGCAGGATTTTAGAGCCGGGGGCGTTTGTCGAGGATCAGCACGAAAATGACGAGGCAAAGAAAACATTGGCTAAGAAATTGAGCAGTTATGGCTTAAACTATGTGCCGGCCACAAAATTGAGGGAACAATCAGACAAAGAGATTGAGGACGCTTTGACTTATAGCAAAATTAAGGTTGGCGAGGCCAAGGAGTTTATCAGAAAGCCGGATTTATACATTTTTGACACTTGCCAACGCACTATATTTGAATTTGAGCATTATTCTTGGGACGATTGGTCGGGAAGGTCGGCAGAAAAACATAATCAGAAAGAGAAAACGATTGACAAGGACGATCATGCCATCGAAAACATCGGCCGTATCTTGATACGAAAGCCGGTATTTGTGCCTATGCCGAAGGCCGATGACTATGTGCCAGATATGCCAAATTATGACCCTTATAATTAATAATCGGTAAAACATTTGACAGTGTGCTACGCTTAATTTATGGAAATTCAAACATATAAAAAAGAAGAATACGCGGGCGCTCCGATTTATTATCGCAATTTTAAATTTCATTGGGAGTATTTGACGATTATAAAAAAAGAGATTTACACCGCGCACATTGAAGTAAGGCCAAAGTTTTTGGACAGATTACTTTTCACTCTGGGAATTAATGAAAAAAGATTTAGTGAAAAAGAGGAAATAAATATTTTGAAATATCTCCGAAAAATGGCCGAGACAACCGTTGAAATGAAACTTAAAAAATAACTTTCATGGCGGTGGCGATCGCGAACCTACGGCAGAGAGGGGAGTCGGAGAAATCTAACTTGGCCTCCGCGTCGCAAGGGGAGTTGGTGAAACTCCAATCACCGTCATCAAAAATAATTTTAAAAAATAAAAATATTATTCGTAGAATCGCCATTTTACGAATATGCCAAACAAAACAAAGGTCGATTTTAACCCGGGCGAACCCGAAAATTTAGACCCGGAATTAAAAGAGGATTTAGAGAAGCATGACAAAACGGACTATTCGTCCCTAATAAAACAGATACAAGCGGAATATTCACTCTCTTGGTGGTATATGAAGCCCAAAATTGATGAGTGGGCGGCGCGTTTGAAATTATACAACAATCAAAAGCGCGAAAAAGAGGCCATCGGTGATCCGCTTTTATTTACTATCCACCAGACCGTCCTCGCTTCTTTATACAGCGACCGATTGTCGGTGGATTTTTTGGGTAGAGAAGAAGGAGACGAAGAAGTGGCGGAGAATTTAAATAGTATGGCGGAGTTTGACTACGACGAAATGGAAAAAGAAGTTTTGGATTATTCGTGGATTTGGGACGCTACATTTTTTGGGCGCGGTTTAATGCTTGCCATGGAGTTCGACCGTAAATTAAGACATCCAACGCCGGAAGTAATTGACATTATGACTTGGCTCCGCGACCCTCGCGCAATTTCCGTAAATGGCGACAGCAAGGGAAGGGGAGGAATGAAGTTTGGTGGGCGGGAGATACGGCTTTCAAAAGACGACATGAGAAAAGCCGGAGTTTATTCTAATTTTGAAAATTTAAAAACAGACAACGTTGATATCAATTCGCTGGTTGATAAGGGGTTGTTGGCTCGCGCCGAGGCGCAAGGGTTGGGGGACATTTCAAAAAGATTTAATGAAGGGGACAGCGGCGATTATCGCTGTCTTGAATGGTGGACTATTTGGAAAGGTAAAAAAGTTTTGGTTACACTCGCCGATAATCACAAAAGAGTTATCCGTTATGAGGAATTAAAATCTGACTACTTCCCGATTATTGACAGGTCTATTTATCCTATCTCGCACGACTGGGACGGCGTATCTATTCCCGACTTGGTTGAAGACAAACAACGCGGGCGCGCGGTTCTTCAAAATTTGGCTTTGGCTGGAGTTAAGGTCGGCTTACACCCAACCTATTTATACGATTATAACAAGATAAAAAATAGAGGAAATTTACAAATTGAGTTTAATAAGCACATCCCAGTCGACGGCAATCCGTCAGGGGCGATTGAGGAAGTTAAACGATCGGCCGTAAAACAAGAGGTCGACTGGATTTTGAATGTTTTAGACACAGCAAGCCAAAAGGCCACGGCAACGCCAGATATTCAGCAAGGGGCGGCGTCGGAAGATAAAAGAACGGCAACAGAATTGAACCTTGTCGCTTCGAGGGTTGATACTCGCTATTCTTTGGCCGCTAAAATTTTTGGCTGGTCAGAGAAACGTTTTTGGAAAATTGGATGGTATGACTTATATAAAAGACACTTTGAAAAAGATATTGATGAAAAGATTATCAGGATATCCGGCTCTATGGGGCCGAAATGGCGCGCGCTTACTCGGGAAAATATCATCGCCAACACCGACCCGGACATAAAGATTGAGAGCAAAATTATCTCTGACGCTAAAAAGTTTAATGATTTACAGAAATACCGCCTTTTTATAAAAGACGTTATGGCAATCGACCCGCAAAATTCAAACGCGCGTCCGGCACTCCGAAAGATTGGCCGTTTGTCGGGATTTAGAAAAGATGATGTTGATCAGGTTTTGCCGCCGACGGTTGACGAGATGACCGCCGAGGAAGAGAACGAACAATTAGACGCTGACCAGTTAGTCAAGGTCAATGTTTTTGATGACGATTTTATTCATATTGAAGTCCACAACAAAGCGGCTGATACTTCGTATAAAAAAGCGCATATCAAGGCGCACAAAAGCGCGATGATGTTAAAAAGAGTTAAGCCGGAGTTTAATATCGCGGCTCAAAACAGGCCGCAAGCGCCGGGCGAACAGACAGCGGAGCCAGTTAAATTTATGAACAATACGCCGACCGCCGCGCCGGGTATGCCGCAATAATTATGCCAAAAACAAAAAAGACAAAAAAGAAAGAAATTTTAATCGTGCCAGTCCCTAAACCGGAAGCGCCGACAGAAAGTGAAAGAATGATCGCCGCGATGAAAAGTTTAGAGATGAATGAAGGGTGGAATTTAGTCGTGAAGATTTTAGATGACAACATCGCCTATCTTGAAAGAGCAATTATTAACAAAAAAGACCCGATTTCAGACGAGGTTTTAAGCGATGTAGAGACGGATAAATTGAGAGACAAGGTTTTTTTACAAAGAGAGTTAAAAAACACACCGCAAAATTACATAAAATTATTGGAAGAAAAGGGAGAAGTGCCGGAAAACTATGATCCGTTTTGGAGTGCGGAAGATTTAGCAAAAGCGCGCGGTTAGTTCTTTTACAATTTGAGTTCGTGTAGCAACAAAATCGCAGGTGAATTGCGACGTTCGCTAAAACTGCCTAACTGTGAGGGGCTTTGGCGATTTCCTACTTACAGTCCATCGCAAGGTGGCGTAAATAGGCAGTTTCATTGAGCGTCGCAACGCTCTGCCGACCGTAGTCAACGGTCGAGAATTACCGTTTTAATTGGTTTCGGCATTCTCCTATTAAAGCGAGAAACAAAAACAAATATGCCAGACGAAAAAGATAATACCGCCGCACCGGAAGGCCAAGACGGGCAAAATGGCGCAGGCGAGAACAGCCAAGACGGGGCTGATAAAAAACCGGAAGGCGACAATGGCGCAGGTGGCGACAATGACGCCGGGGCGGGAGAGGGCGGAGATAATAAGGCCGGAGACGGCACAGATAAAGATAACGCCAAAGCCCCCGAAGAAGGCAAGCCAAAAGAAGGCGATAACAAAGACATTGAGGACGACGGCAAAGCGCCACCCACCAAACCTCGAATGTCGTCAAAAGATTTTATCATCCAGCGTCAACAAAAGAAAATTGCGAAAATGAAAGCCGCCGAAAATCAAGATGATCAAGGCGAGGAAGAGGATGAAGAAATTGACCCCGATGATAAAAAAAAGATTACGAAAGTTGTCGCCGAGCAATTTGCTCCAATCATTGACAGAACTCAAGCGGCCGAAGATGAGCGGGAAATATCGGATTTCTTAACAAAAAATCCCGATTTCAAACCTTTTGAAAAAAAGGTGAGGCGTTTCATCACGGACGAAAGCCGTCGGCATTTGCCGGTTGAATCAATCTTTTACGAAGTTGCCGGGCCACATTTGTTAAAAATGGGTGCGGAACGAAAGATAAAAGCGGACGAAGCGGCAAAACATACGACGACGGGAGGCGGTTCGTCAAGAGGAGCGATTGGAGAAAAATCAATTTCCGCTATGACAAAAGATGAGTTTGAAGCGGAACAGGAAAAAGTCCGGCGAGGCGGACAGTAAACCTCGCAAAGTAAAAAAGTTAATTAATAAAAATGCCGAATATGAACACTACACGAACACAAATACCGGCGGAAGTGAACAATTTTTATGACCGCACTCTATTAGAGCGCGCCATGCCATTGTTGACTCATCTCCGCTGGGCGCAGATTAGAGATTTGCCGAGAAATGTGGGGACGAAAGTCATTAAATTCCGCAGATACGGCGCTCTTTCTGCCGCGACTACTCCTTTGACCGAGGGTGTAACCCCGACAGGGAGTCAGTTGTCAGTTACCGATATCACCGCCACAGTAGCCCAATATGGCGATTATATTACCCTAACAGATGTCGTTTCTTACGAAAGTAAAGACGCGACATTAATGGAAACAGCAGAACTTTTGGGCGAACAAAATGGCCTTACTCTCGATGAACTCTGTCGTGATATCTTGAATGCCTGCACAGGTGTTGTCTATTCAGGAACTGGAAACACGGCGACCGCCGACGTTGCCGCTGGTGATGTCATCTCTCTTGCAAATCTTGATAGTGCTATTGCGACCTTAAAGGATAATAAGGCCAAAAAGATTACGCGACAAGTCAATGCTTCGTCTGGTTATGCTACAAGCCCAATCAAAGCAGCTTTTATTGGTATTGTTTCTCCGGCTGTTGGCGTTAAAATTCGAACTTTGGCCGTGGCCGCGAGTCAGTGGACACCAGTTGAGAAATATGCCAGCCAATCAGGCGTGATTGAAGGAGAAATTGGCACATATGAAGAAATTCGTTTTGTCGAAACAACCGAAGCAAAAGTTAAAACTGGCGAAGGCACCGGTTCAATCGATGTTTATTGCACCCTCGTCTTTGGCGCAAATGCCTATGGTATTACTCGCGTTTCAGGCGAAGCGTTAAAAAACATCGTTAAGCCGCTCGGTTCCGCCGGTTCAGCAGATCCTTTGGACCAACGCGCCACTTCTGGTTGGAAGGCCACGTTTGTCGCGAAGATTTTGAATGAGAACTTTATTCAGAGAATAGAAAGTGCGAAAGTTTAAAATCGCGCTTTGGATAATCGCACGCCAAAGCCATAACAAAAAGAAGGAAACTTTATGAAAAATAAAGAAGAAAAAAACGCCTTGCTTGGTGAAGAACAAGAAGGCGAGGAAAAAGAAGAAGTAAAAAAATCCACGCCTCCGGTTGAAACGCCAACACCTAAACCCTCGGCACCAAAAGATTCGGCGAAAATAAATGAGGAAAACATGCTTTTGACCAAAGAGAAATTACTTAATGGCCCAAAGATGTCAATGATAATTCCTCTTTCCGAGGGAGAAAAGGCCGGTGCTTACGACACGGTTCAAATCAATGGTTATGGTATGAAAATTCAAAAAGGAGTTTTAGTTGAGTTGCCTGTTCCAGTCGCCAAACTCCTCGCTGAAAAATACCGTATTCAAATTGAGGCGGGGAAAGACAAAAGAGTAGACCGAGACGCGGCCACACAAGCCGCACTCGGATAATTAACAGTTAAATAATCCCCCATATGTTAAAAGGATATCAAATGAATGGTTGTATAACTGCGCCGGGGTTGGCCATTGGATCAGGCGGTAAAACCACCTTCAAATATGGCAATACCTTCGCAGTTAGAGCAAATGGTTACATCTCGGACGACGTTACGACTGCCGACGCACCAGCGTTGACCGCGGCCGAAGCGTCAGACGGGACCACCCCGACGACATTGGCGATCGATTATCAGCGTATTTATACGCTTTTAGCGAACGTCAATAAATCGACCGGAGCGGTAACCTTTACGTTGGCCGTAGGAAGTGATTTTGCTGAAACCGTCGTCCCGACCATGGCCCACGTCAATTTCGGCAACGGTGCCGATGATGATAGCCACAAAGCGGTTGTCGGTTTTGTTCTTATCACAAACACCACAAACGCATTTACTCCGGGAACGACAGCGTTAGACGCGGCGGGCGTAACTTGTCGCTACTTCGACAACATTGTTTCACTCCTCGGAATGTAAAAAATAAACAATATGACACCCGTAAAATACGCATCATTAATTCGCTACTACACAAAAACAAACTCGACTACATTTTCCGACGCCGATATTACCATTTTGACTAACATCTTCAAGGACGACATCTGCTCGAAGATAGCAAAGAAAATCGGTGAGGACTATTTCGGGTTGCGTTTTGAGCGTGATTTAGTAGCCGACCAAAGAGAATATGATTTGCCAAATGAAGTCATGGGGCAAATCAAGAGAGTTGAGGCAAAACTCGACGGGACAAATTGGGAGTTGCTTAATGAAACAGATTTGACCGATTATCGGAATACCATGGACGAAACGACAATCAGGTTGATTTATTCTGAAAAAGACCCGGCGTTTGATATTTGGGATAACGGAATTTATATCTTGTCCGGGGACGCCATAATCGCTGTTACAAATGGCCTTAAACTCTGGGCGATTATCTTTCCAAAAGATATTTCCGCCTTGGACGGCACCGATGATTTATCAGTCAATCCCGACGACTATTCTCACGGAATACCAAAACAATTTCACGAGTTATTGGCGCGGCGCGTGTCTATTGCTTACAAGTCAAGCAAGGATAAGCCAATCCCTCTTTCGGAGAAGGAATTATCCTACGAATCAGATTTGGACAAAACTATCGATTCTATGCGGGATTTAAACCTTGACCGATCGACGGAGCCGGCGGTTCCTTACAACGACGGAAGCGATTACTAAAATCTTCCGTAAATTAATTAACAAAAACGATTATGATTACCGCAAAAATCAAAGACGTCAAAAAGGACGTTTGTATCGCTGACAATACTCCTTTTCTCGATGTCCACTTCGAACTTTTAGATGACGGAGAAGTGGTCGCCGAGCGTCGGCATGGTTTTTCTCTTGATACTCCGGAAGAGGCAATCGCTGACGAATTAGGGAGATACTGCACGATGTGGGAGAACGACCACAAATTGGCCGCGGACGCAGAAAAACGCGCCGAGGCAGAGAAAGAAGCGGACAAAGTTATTGAAGGATTAATGGCCACGCCCGAAATTTCTCCAAAAGAGTAAAAGTCGAAAATAGGAAATCACCAAAAGTTTATTAATTAATAACGAAAAACTGTTATGAACTTCTTAAAAAAAGCCAAAGTTGGCTTCAATGAGAACGTTGAATACAAGTTGACCGATGCCGACGGCAAAGTAAAGCCGATTTTCCAGCCAAACAAAATGTATATTTGGTTGATGAAAAGAGGTATTTTGCCCCGGACATTGACTCTTCCTGTATTCGGACACTTCGCTGATAGCATGGTGATTTCCAATCTTATCACCACTGCCGGAGTTTCAGGTGTTGCCGCTCGTATAAACGGGTCTGGCTCACCGGCCGCCTACACCTATATCGCGTTAGGCACTGGCGCAACCGCCGCGGCTGACGCGGACACACAGCTGGGAGTTGAAATTACGACTTCCGGCGGCGCTCGCGCTTCCGCGACTGTTTCTCTCGTTACGACCGACACGTCCGGAGATACGGCGCAATTAGTTTACACTTTCTCTTTCACGACTGGCGGAACTTTCGCTATTACTGAAAGCGGCGTGTTAAACGCGGCCTCGACCGGCACTCTGCTTGCTCGTCAGGTCTTCTCCGCAATTAACGTTGCCTCCGGCGATTCACTCCAAGTTACTTGGAAATTCGACGTCGACACTGCCTAAATTGTGGATCTACTCCGCCCCCGGTCTTCGGGGGCGGCAATAGATTCAAAATTAAAAACAAAAAATCGCTATGGAAAATCAAAACAAAAGATGTTTAATCGGCATGCCTTGCGCTAGTGGCTTTATCTCGGCATATGCGGTCGACGGCCTTTTCAAAATGAAAAGGCCATGTCAAGTAAGTTTATTGATTCAAGAACGGCAGGCGGTTGACATGTCAAGAAACTACCTAATAGAAATGGCCGTAAGATTAGGGGTCGATTATCTTTTTTTCATAGACGACGACGGGGTATTACCGCCAGACGCGCTTGAAAAAATGCTTGAAGACGACAAAGATATTGTCTCCGCGCCAATGATGACAAGAAATGTCAGGGATAATGGGAAACACGCTCTTTGCTGTTTTGAGAAAGAGACATTTTACATCGGCGACCAAAAAACAATTTCAAAATATCATTCAATTTCGGGATTTGATACTTCAAAGGGATATTTACATAAAGTCGACGCTACCGGCGGGGCATGTATGTTGATAAAAAAAGATGTTTTTGAGGCACTTTTTACTAAACACAATGGCCGCCCGTTTGAATTTACGCACGAAATTTATCAGACAAAAGAGCATGGCGTAACACTTCGCAATATCAGTGAGGATATAACCTTTTGCGAGCGCGCGCGAGATAGCGGATTTGAAGTTTGGGTTGATACGCGGGTTCGCCCGGTCCACCTTGGCAAGCCAAAATTTGTTCGCTTTGAGCAAGAAGGGGAAGATTTGCCGGAAATTAAAGAGTTGGGAAAGGGAGTTATAACTCTATCGGAAAATTTGGGGACTAAAAAATAAAAATCGCCGTTCTTAAAATGAAATTTCTTTTCGACAAAGGATGGTTTAGGGAAAGGCAAAGAATTTTGCTTTGGCTTCTTAATGCTCCCTTGATTAAGATTTGGTTTCGCTATGTTTTGAGAATACGAAAATTTGATTGCCCAATTAAAACAAAAATAACCTCCATTGCGCCAAACAATTTTAGCTTCGGCGACAGGGTTATTTTAAAAGACGGTAAATTGATTAGAGAGCGGACGACCGACTTTCGCACTCACAATAAATTCAGCAAGAGATTATATTTTGCTTTTCTCCCAATCTGGTATTTGTGCCACGCTTGGGATATTTTTATTGCCAACAATTTTAAACCGGCGTGGAATTTGGGATTTGATACTCTGACGGTTTATCCAGACGCAAGTTCTGGGGCGACGACTGTTGATGGTTACATAAATAGAATTGGCGTCGATCAAACTTGGGCTGATATTATCGCCGGGTCAGGAACAAACGTCCTTGTCACGGGTGACCTAGTTGTAAGAATTACTGCTTCGGGAACAACAAATCAATGGGCGGAATTATATAGAAACATATTAACATTTGATACCTCTGCCCTAACCGCGGATGCAACAATTTCCGCCGCTGTTCTTTCAATTTACGGGTGGTCAAAACTGGATAATTTGAGCATTACTCCGGACTGTGATATTTATACCGCCACTCCGGCGGCCAACAACAATTTAGCGACTAGTGATTACGGACAAATTGGGACTACTTCTCAAACCGGAAGCCCGATTACTTATGCCGGTTGGGATGACGCGGGTTATAACGCTTTTACTTTTAACGCCACGGGGCGAGGCAATGTTTCAAAAACTGGGATTTCAAAATTTGGGTGGAGAAACGCCAATTATGATGTGGCGGCCTCTCCGCCCGCTTGGACCAGCGTAGCAGTTTCAAGATTAAGCGGACGTTCAGTAGATACGGGCGGAGCGGGAGAAGACCCAAAACTCGTCATTACTTATACCACATCTCACGCCTACACAAAAGAATTGACGCAAAGTTTAAAAGTCATGCCGGTTTTGTCAAGACAAACGCAAAAAACACTATCTCAAATTTTAAAAGTTATTCCGGCCATAACAAGGTCAATGACACGGACGCTTTCTCAATTTTTGAGGGTCGTCCCGACTTATGCCCGCGTGGCAACAAGATTAAGAACATACACGCAGGCATTAAAAGTTTTTGGCGCGAAAACAATATCAATGTCAAGAACATTGAGCCAATTTGTGAGAATTGTGCCGTCTATAAAAAGAGATATTTCAAGAGCAATAACGGCGGTCATAAAAGTCGTCAGCAGTAAAATTTATAGTTTTGGGCGCACAATTTCGTCTCCCGTAAAATTAGCTTCATCAATTATTTTTTCTACCAGCAGGACATTGTCGGAAGTTATAAAAGTCATCTCGACGAGCATAAAAGACACTACGAGGGTTTTGGGGGAAATTATCAGTGTGGTTGATCAATCAATAAACACAATTTTTGTAAAGATATTCTCGGAGGTTGTGGTAATTTATCACGCGATAGAATTTCAAACTTCGAGGACATTGTCGGAAGTTATAAAAGTATCAGGTGCGCTTGCGTCTTTTGTCGTGGATAAAGTTTTAATTGAAAGTGTGGCGATTTTGTCTTCAATTTTTTTCGCGACGACGCGCACGCTTTTAGAGGCAATAATTGTCGTCTCCGAGGTTTTTTCAGATATTTCACGAGCGTTGAGGGAGACGATAAAAGTATCTTCATTGTCGGCATTTTTTCAGATAAAAGGATTGTGCGAGCAGTTAATTATAATTCCGGCATATACCCGCGTTAAAAATGTTCATAGAACTTATAGCGAAATTGTTAATGTTTTGGATGTCCGGGCATTTCAGCCGATAAAAGTTTTCACTCAAAGAATTGTCGTCGCGCCGATCGCGGCCACTTTTCAAACGGCTAAAACTTTTGTCGATAGGATTATTCTTTCGGACACACTGTCGTTTATACACGGATTCTATCATGAGCTTTCCGAGGCGTTTTCTGTCGCGAGCCAGATGACTTTAAAGGGGATTAAAATTTTTGTGGAAGTTGTAAAAATTTCCTTCTCTTTTGTTCTCCAAACTGCGCGAGAATTTTCCGAGGTTATTGTCGCCGGAGCCAACGCCTTAACTCAATGGGGCGTAGTTAAATATGAATCGCTTGTCGCCGCCTCTTCTTTCGTGATCGACACGATTTCAAAATTATTAATAGAGACGGTTAAGATCGTCGGTCAAACATTAAAAACTCTGCCTTCCGTGGCATATGCGGAAGTTTTGGCCGTTTCGGACGCCTTTTTGCGAAGTATCGGAAAGTTGCTGATTGAAGTTTTAAATATAATTGAAGCCACGGCGACAAAAGCGGCGACGAGAATTTTTACGGAAGTATTAAGAGTATTCGGCGCCAATTCTTTTATTCATGGATTTTATAAAACATTGACGGATTCTTTGAAGTTGGACTACGCGGAAATGAAATTTACAGAACGACGACCAACCGGTCTTAATGAAAATAAAAACTGGTATGCCTGCGCTACGAGTTCCGACGGGTCAAAACTTATTGTGTCTTTTTCGTCTGGCAGAATTTACACCTCCAGCGATTATGGCGTTTCGTGGACGGAACGACGGCCGACCGGAGTTAGTGAAAATAAAGTATGGAATGGCGTGGCAAGTGATTATACGGGCCAATATTTATTGGTCTGCGCTTTTAATGGACGAGTTTACAGGTCAATCAATTACGGAGTGGACTGGACAGAGACACAACCAAAAGGGAATTTTAATAACACGTGGTATAACGCGGCGGTAAGTGGAGATGGTAAGTATATGCTGGTATCGTCATTTAATGTCGGGGGACGTTTATACACCTCCAGCGATTATGGCGTTTCGTGGACGGAACGACGGCCGGAAGGGGACGTTGATAAAATGTGGGACTGTCTCTCTGCGGATGCGGACGGGTCTTTTATGGTAGCGGCTATTTATAACGGAAAAATTTATAAATCTGAAAATTATGGCGTTGATTGGATAGAGATTTTAGCAACTGGACCGTGGTATGGAATAGCTATCGATACTAACGGGTCAAATCTTATAGCCAGTGCGTATGGCAGCCGTCTTTGGACTTCTGCCGATTATGGCGTTTCGTGGACGGAACGACGGCCGACCGGAGAAGACGCAAATAAAAATTGGTATCCGGTAGCGTCTGATTTTGATGGTTCGCATTTATTGGCCGGAATATCCGGCAGTAGTGGAGTGGGAAGAAGATTATATTTTTCAAGAAATTATGGCGTTGATTGGATAGAGATCAGGCCGGCGGGAGATGTTGACGTAAAATGGCAAGCTACGGCATTAAACGGAGACGGATCGCGCATGCTTGTAATAGTTAGCGGCGGCAGGGTTTATGTTTCAGATATTTCGCATTTCTTTGCCACGGCGACAAAAAACTTGATTGAAAATATCATTGCGGCGGCCACCTTTACCCTAACTATACCAGCGAAGATATTTTACGAAACGGTCGCGGTAGTTTCAGAGTTTTTGAAAGAGTGGACATTGAGCAGAGTTTACGAAGAAGTTTTGAGCGTCATCAGTTCGACGTGGACTGAAACGACAAGGATATTTACGGAAGTTTTGAATGTCGTCGGCTCTTTCGTTCTCGGGACAATTTCAAAGTTATTGACGGAAACAATAAAAATTTACGAAACATTGACGCGAGTTTTACCGTCAAAAGTTTATGAGGAAGTAGTGCGTGTTTTTGACAAAATAGAAAATCAAGCGGCTCGGATACTTAATGAAGTGATTGTCGTCGGCACGGAATTTATACTGGGGACGATCAGCAAAGTTTTAGTTGAAAGCATAAAAACAATACAGGGCTTTTTGACGGGTGGCGTTTTTTACAAAGAATTATCAGAAGTGATCTCGGTTGTTGGCAACGTTCTTAATCAAGGAGTAAAAATTTTCACCGAGACACTTAATATCATCGGAACATTTGTTTTGGGGACAATTTCAAAACTCTTAAAAGAAACAATCAAAATATCTAGTGCTACAACGCGCGCAATAACTCGGACAATCTCTGCCGTCTTGAAAGTTGGGGGAAATGTTTATAAAGCACCGACAAGAGTATTTACGCTTGTTATCCGGGTCGTGCCGACGATGTTAAGAACTTCGGGAAAATTACTGCTTGAAAATATAGTTATCGGTTGGGCGAAAATCAAATTGGTTTTAAATGGCACGGCGGTTGGTTTATGGAAAAAAATTGCGAGGGTTACGAACGGAGTTTGGAAAAAAATAAGTCGTAATGATTAAATTTATGGAAGGTTTAATAACTTGGGAAAATGTGACATTCCTTATTGCCTTGGGCGGAGTTGCCTTTGGAATCTATCATTTTTTTCGTAATCCCGATGTTAATGCCGACAAACGTATTTGTCTTTTGGAAGGAATGGTTAAATTTGAAAGGGAAAGAAATAATGAACTCTTTGAAGCACAAAAAAATCATCTTCACACTCTTCAGGTTGGGCAAGACGCCATAAGCCAAAACATCCAAAGTTTATGTGTCCAGATAGCAAAATTAAATACAATAATAGACGAGAGAATACCAAAAAAATAGTATGCCACAAATAATTATCAAGGACATAAATTTAGGCGGACTTTCAGAAAGTATTTATCAGGGAGCGGCAAATAGTGTCGCCGCGGCTGTTGGCTTGGATTTAAACAGCGAGCCGGGGCTTATCAAAGTTAATCAGAAATTGACGCGGGAAAGCAGTATTTATATTGACGACCTTGTTAAGTGTATTTTGCCTTGCTCGGATGGAAATACTTATATTTTCGGATCTACAAATGGGAAAATTTGGAAGAGAACATCGGCAGGGGTTTATTCTCTTGAAGCCACTGCGGCCCCGGCGGCCGGTGCGGTTGGAATTTTAGAGGCCTACGAATATCAGGGCTATATTTACTACGCCATGCAGTCGCGTTTAGGCCGTGTAGCGGTTGGCGCGCCGACTGATTGGAGCGGACGAAATGACAGCTGGGCTACTTTCACAAACACCGACGCGGATTTTCACCCGATGAAAGAAGTCAATCAGGTTTTATACATCGGCGACAAAAACTATGTGGCGCAAGTTGACGCTGGCGTATTCAGTGCTGATGCCCTTGATATTAAAACACCATTACGAATAAAGTCGTTAGGAAAATTAAGCACAGATTTACTGGTTGGGACTTTCGTCAATGTTTATCGTGTTTTGACGGAGATTTTTAGGTGGAATACTTGGTCGACCGACAGTTATCAAGCGTCTGATGAAATACCGGAAGTCGGGATAAATTCATTTCTTCAAGGAGATAATTCAGTTTTGGCTTCGTGCGGAAGAAAAGGAAATATTTATTATTACAATGGTTCTGTTTTAGAACAATATCGGCAAATCCCCGGCGATTGGCTCGGATCAAAAGAGGCGACAATTCACCCTAACGCTTCGGTTAATAAAAATGGCGTGCCGATGTTTTGTCTTTCAAATGTTAGCGGCAATCCGGCAAAGCAAGGTTTGTATAGTTTCTTGGGATTAAGGATTTTAAACTTGGAAAATTTAATATCCACGGGAAGATATTCCAATCAAGACATCGGCGCGGCGGAATTGGTCGGGACTGATTTATTCTTGGCGTGGAAAGAACAAAGCACAATCACGATGACAATCGCCAATCCTTGTGTCGTAACTTTCACGGCGCACGGATTAAGCAATGGTGATCCAATCTCCTTTGCCACGACCGGCGCATTGCCAACGGGAATTGTGGCCGGGACTATTTATTACGCGCGTTCTGTCACGGCGGACACCCTAAATTTATATGATACGGCCGCGCATGCCATTGCCGGTGGCGCGACTGGCAGAGTAACGACGACAGGGACACAATCAGGGACACATACTTCGACAATTTATGGCATTGATATTTTGGACACTACGGCCAAAGTGGCCAGCGCCTATTTTGAAACGCGCGTCATTACGGTCGAGCGGGACAAACAAGAAACGATATCGGGGTTTGTCGGATATCGCAGTTTGCCGACCGGAACATCGATTAAAATTTGGTATAAAAATAATCATGCTACGGATTATCTCGAAGCGACGACGGTCGTTGATACGGATAGAAAAATAGTTTTTACAAAAGAGAGTTTTCCACCCGCGAATACTTATCAATTCAAGATTGAATTAGTAGCAAGTGGAAATGACGCACCGGAAGTTGAGAGCACGCAGTTCGATTTATAAAGTTAATTTTGTAGAAATCGCCACTCTACAAATATGCCGGTTTATGCCTCCGACCTACAACCATTTACAAATATCGAAATTAAAGAAATTCCCACCGTTTCGGGCGGAGACGCCCAAAATTACGGCGAATTATTTTTAAGGCAGGTAAAATCGATAAATATTGGAGAAGGGACTTTATGTTTCCGAGCCGACAAAAGTGGTATTTGGCTGGGGGCAAAATTGTTTGCTGACGCTATTTTCAGCGTAAGCATGGCCGGTGCGGTTACGGCTTCCTCTTTGACATTGATTGGTGGAATATTCAAATACGGAAAAACATCGTTCACTGACAGCACGCATGATGGTTACTATATTTCAAATGAAGGTTTATATTTTGGCTCGGCTGGTGATGTAACAAAATATAAATTTATCATCGCCACAGGAGAGCAAGATTATGTTGGAAATGTTTCGGGAAGGGCTACATCGATATTGGCTTCCGCCATTGATTCAGTCGGGCATTTCGCCGACGCGAATTTTAACACTTCGGCAAAAACTGTCTTGGCAGATTTTAACTTCGGGTCGGTTGATTATGCCGGGGCTTTAAAAACTGGTGATATTACTTGGAATGTAACGACTGGTGTCATAACTGGCGGATCGGGTGTGGCGGCGTATAGAAAGGGAATTGTCGCCGCGAATGATGGAGTATTGACATTTTCTCTTTCGGCAGTTGACGGAAGCGCCTATTTTTTGGGGGAAGTGTGCGGGACTGCCGGTTATTTTGGCAACGCCACAAACGGCGTTTCTATTACTTCAACGGGATTATTGATTGTCGGGACTGGAATAATCGGAACCGGCGCAACCGGCGCGCGACTTGTGATAATGAAAACTCTCTCCGGCGGATATACTCACGGCCTCGAATTATACAATGCGACTGTCATGGTGGCCCGGCTTCAATCGTCGGGTTCTCCGACTTTTAATCTTTGGGGGACTGGCAGTTATGGCTGTGCGGCCTTTTTAAACGAAAGCTCTACGTGTGATCAGGACACTCATCAATTATCGGCAAAGGGACTACAAAACGCTCTTTACATTATAACTGACGGCTCGGCGGCGAGAAGTGGAAAGGCAGGGTTGCTTATTCAGCATAACTCCGCTTACGGCTACGCCGTCTATACAAAAATCGGGGCCAATGCGACCGAGGCGCCGTTTCGCGTTGAGGCGAACAGCCAAAAAGGCGCGAATATTTGGGAATTTAAGGACGACGATAGAACTGGCACTCACCCCGCAAGAATCACAAACGAATATTATCTGGAATTTCCCGCCTATTATCATTACTCTGAATTTGATGAAAACATTGCCAGTGATACCGTTCTCGCTTCGACCGTGATTGCGAATGCCTTTTGGACAGGAAGTGGAGCGGGGACACAAACATTGATGGTTGGAAGTGTCAGAGATGTAAATAGTTATATTGCCATTTCGACTGGCTCGACTGGCAGTCAAACATCACAAATTATTTTCGGACGCTACATAGGATTTAATCAGCCGACCATTGAAATACGATTTTTAGTAAATAATTTGACGAATGCGGTTTATCGATTGGGTTTTTACTACGACGCTACTCATTATTGCTACTTCGAGTTTGATTCTGCCGTTGACGCTTCAAAATTGTATCTTAATACAAATAACGGATCGGGGAGCGCGAGCGTTGATACGGGCATAACTCTATCGGCGAATAACTGGTATACCGTCCGCATAGCACTCCATGACGCCACTCACGCTCTTTGTTGGTATGAAGACGCGGCTAAAACTGGGGCGACACAATACGTCCCAGTTACGGTGGAAAAACCCTACATATTCGCAAGCAATAAAACAGCGGACGAGGATAAAATAATTTATGTCGATTATGTGAAAGTTTGGAGCGGCCGAGACGACACAAGCGCAGTTTCATAATTTAGTTAAATATTAAATAAAAAGTATGGAAAACGCAAACAACATCAAAGACGACGCAAACAAAAGAGACAAATTTATTAAAAGAGTAACTGAATACATGGCGGAGAATGACAAGGTATTGAAGAAATTTAAAATAAAACCGCAACCTTCAATTTCTTTTCCTTTTCATCGCCACCTTCCAATTTTAAGCAGAATTTGCCTTTGGATTGTAAGAAAGCAAGGCGGTATTCTTGATACTCAATTTAAAGATGATACTAAAAAATAAAATAAAAATATGGCTACTTTATCAGCAAAACAAAAACAGGAGTTGGACATCGCCGCCTCTCGTCGAGCCGCCGGAAAGGCAACCTCGACGGACATTTCTAATTTAACTTATGCCGAAAAAAGTTTGGGTTATAAATATACCCCAATCGCGGCACCAGTGGCGACGTCTCCGGCTCCGGTAGCCATAGCACCAAAACCAATTGTCGCACCGGTTGTGCCGACACCAGCACCTGTCGTTCCTTCCCCCGTCGTTCCTAAACCAACACCTGTCGCACCCGCGCCAGCAGCCCCGGTTGCCGCCGCGCCGACTTTGACTGCTAAACAGAAATCGGAACTTGATATTGCCTCGGCGAGAAAAGCGTCGGGAACGGCTACGGCCACGGATCTTGCCAACCTTAATTACGCGACTAAAAATCTTGGCTATGTTTATACTCCGATAGCACCAGCGGCAACACCAACGGTAACACCACCGGCACCAACGCCAACCGCTCCGGCCGCAACAGCGCCCGCCGCCGTAGCACCAGCCGCGTCAACAATTCCTTTTAAAAGTGGATTGACCGACGCACAAAAGGCGAGCATTACACTCTTATCTAAAAAGCCAGCGGCGCAATGGACAGATACTGACAAGGCAAACTGGAACTATGCTACAAATAATGCGGCTATTCCCGGAGCAACGCCGTCCGCTACTGCTCCGGCCGCAACCGTTCCTTTCAAAACTGGATTATCAGAAACTCAAAAGGCAAGCATTACTCAATTATCACAAAAACCGCCCGATCAATGGACACAGACAGATAAAGATAATTGGAATTACGCTACAAACGGCGCACCAATTCCCGGAACTGTCAACGCCGGCACCGACGCGGCAAATGGCACAAAAGATTTTAGCAATATAAATAATATTGCCGACGCCAACGCGGCGATTAACGCCGATCAAGAAGCAGACATCGCCGAAGGAGAAGCAGGGGACGCCCCGCCAATCAAGCAATCTTATCTTGATACGGTCGCCTCGGCGAAGGCAATGGAAGAGGCATTAACGCCGGAAACAAACGCCCCCGCGGCGCCAGAATATGCGGCAAAACAAGCCGAATTGCGCACGACTTACGGTTTGGATACATTAGAGACCGAACTCAATGATTTAAACGCTCAGGCGCGAGAAATTGAAGCCACAAAACGAGCCAGAGTAGAGGCAGAGCGAGGCAAGACAGTTGCGACAAATGTCATCGCCGGCCGAATAAGCGAGGCGGAACAACAAGAAAACACACGACTTGATGAAATAAACCGGCAGATTGCCTATAAGAGCGACCAATTGACCACAAAATACAAGGTCATTGATTCTATAATGGGAGCGACAAAAGAGGACTACGAAACGGCTTCGGCGGCATACAAGACGGAATTTACGAATAATGTAGACATGTTTAATTTATTGCACGGTATTCAGGAAGAAGAAAAGACAGAAGCGGACAAAAAGATTTCCGACGCGCGCGCTTCGCTACAAATTGTTTATAACCAGTTGACGAGCGGCGAAGTGTCGGCTGAAAATCTGTCGCCTGACCAAAAGGCATTGATTACGAAACTTGAACTTCAAGCCGGTCTGCCGGTTGGATTTTATGAGACGATGAAAAATAGCGACCCGAAAGCTAATATTCTCGGGACTTATAACTGGACTGATTCCGCCAATAACGAAATGGTATCTGTCCTAACCAAAGACCCGACGACCGGAGAGATTAAGACGACGAATGTCTCACTTGGAGCGGCTAAGGCGACAAAAGCGACGGGAGGAGGGAGCGGAGGCGGAGGTGGGGGCGGGGAGTCGACAAACACAACACTAACAGATCAACAAATTAACACTTATACCAGTTGGATGAATCAAGCAAAGGGAGAAGACGGCTATACTAATACCGGAACATATAGGGATATTTATAATCAGATCGCTTCAATGTCTGGTCCAAAAGCGGCCGCAGAATTTTTAAAAAGATTTCCCGCGTCTGCTTGGTTAAATCCTAAAGATGCTACTGCCGCGACTTTCTTTGGCACAAAACCAAGTGGGTTAAGTGTTGCGGAGGGAAGCACTCCAAAATGGGAAGATCAAAAAGTTGTGTGGCAATGGTTGGCTTCGCCGGAAGCCCAATCAATGGATGATGAAGAAAAGAGAACTCAAATCCAAGCAGCCGGATTTAATCCTGAAGATTTTGGACTTTAATTTAAAATAATTTATGTCCTTAAATAGTTTTATCCAAGAAAAGAAAGGCCTATCTTCTGCCCCAAGCACTTCATTAAATAACTTTATTGCTGAAAAAAACGGAACTGTTCCGATCGAACAAAAAGAAGAAAAAAAATCTTTTTTGGGAAAAGTATCTGATTTTGTAATTAGCAGTGAAAAGGCATTTGCTCAAACACTCGGAGAAGCCGGAGCAGCTATATCGGGAACACGAAAATCAGTAGAAGAAACAAATGAAAGTTTGATTGCTGCCGGTGATAACTATTTAAAACTGGCAAAAAAACAAACTGATCCAAAAAAGAAGGCGTATTATTTAGGAGAAGCACGGAAAATATTCGCTCAATCAGGCAAAACATTTTCCGAAGTATTGCCAAGCGCCGAGAAAACTCCTTTACAAATTTATGCCGAAGGGGCTGGGGTCGGGTTGGATGTTGCTTTAGCCGGCGGAGGATTATCATTATTAAAAAAGGGATTAACAAAAACCGTTGAGATAGGCGCGAAAAAAACCGCAGAAGTTGTTTTGAAAAAATCTGCTTCAGAAATTGCCAAAGATGTGGCCAAAAGAACTTTAAAGGATAGTTTAATCGGCGGAACTTACGGACTGGTTAATACGGCCCAACAAAAAGACGCTACCGCCGTTGATTATTTAAAAGGTGGAGCGTTAGGCGCCGCGGCTGGTGCAGTATTGCCTCCTGTTTTAGGCGGTGCAGCTAAGGCAATTGGTTTTGGTTTGAAAAAATTTGGTGGTAAAGTCGGTCAAGGATTAGAATCTTTGGCGACTAAAGCCGAACAGGTGGCCGAAAAGAAAAGTGAAAATTTAGGAACTCGTTTTTATGAAAAAGTAGATACAAAGCCAACATTTACTCAAAAGGTAGCCGAAGTTACGGCTACGACCATAAGAGGATTACAAAAACTTCCAGGAAAAATTGCTACGGAAGTGCTTGATAAATACACCCCAATAAAAACTTTTACGGAAAAATTAAAAAAATATGGGTTAGAGACGCCTGATTTACTCGACATGGTTCAATCTGCAAGGTATAAAGCGGCTGGAAGAGCGGAAAATAAACTTGATGATTATTTGGCGTTGAGAAAAATGTATGGTGATGATTGGCAAGCCGTCAAAGAATATTCGCATTATCTTGATGATTTGGATAGATTGTCTAACGGAAATAAAATTGCCGGAGATCGGACGGTTGATCAAGTAGTTTCTGATATGCAAAAACTTGAGGGGAATATTCAACCGGAAAAATTAGCAAAAATAAAAGACGGGCAAAGGGAACTCCAAAAATTTCTTAATGACGAATTGATGGACGCCGTTGATAGTGGAAGATTATCACCGGAACAATATAAACTTATAAAAGAAAAACATCCAAATTATATCCCCCATGATGTCTTGGATTATCTTGACGAAGAACAATTAACCCAGGGGATCGGTAAATCTTTTAATGTTTCAAAAAGTGGAATTGAAAAAGCGAAAGGGTCAACACGAGAAATTGACGATATTGATAATGCTGTTACGCGCCGGTTATTTAGACAAAATTTGCTTAATGAAAAAAATAAAACTATCAGCGCCGTAATTAAATCTGGGAAAAAAATGAACGAGCAATTAGGCGAATCGGGAGGATTTATTCCCTTAAGGACGGCGGAAAATGTAGAAAAAAGAGGACAATATTATAGAGAACTAAAAGATTATAGGGAGATGATTAACTTGGCATTAAAGGAAATCAGAGATAATAAAAATGTCAACAAAATTTATGCTCAAAGGGTAAATAGATTAAACGAAAAATTAAAACAACAAGAGGATGAGTTTTTTGATGAGTTGAGATTATTGAGTGGTGAAAATAATGATTTGGACCAGTTATACCAGAGGACTCTAACTGATAGAGAGGCAGTGAGAGCGGCAAATGAATTTAGTTTTACTTCAGAAATGGAAAAAGGTTATCAGAATTTTAAGGAATTGGCTAAAAAAAGAAGGTGGATGTTAGAGGTTGATGATACTGGATTAAAAACTAGACTGGCTAAACAAAAGCCAGAATTTAATGTTGATGACCAATTATTTCAGGGTGTCGATGAAATGACTAACGATGAAATGTTAGGTAAATTTCAAAAAAGATTTTTGCAGGAAAGTAAATTACCAAAAGAGCAGAAAGGTTTTATAAAAAGATATGAGGTGCATACAAATAGGATGAATGAGGCCACCGGGAAAATAATGGATACAGAAGTCGCATTAAAAACAATGGCTGAAGTGCAAACAGGGGCGGAAAAAAATATAGGTGGTTTGGAAAGTTTTTTGGATGATATTAAAGGGAGAAAAAAAGAGATTTTTGAAAATCTAAAATTATTGAAAGACATAAAAGCAAAACGTGTAGATTTTACCAAGGAAGGATTTGAAAATATCTCGTATTTTAATAATGGAGTAAAAGAAGATTGGTTGATCCCAGAAGACATCGGTCGCGCGCTTAAAAATTTAAACGGAGAAGAAGCGAGCAAAATAATGAGCTGGTTTAATAACACTTCACTCGGAAAATTCGTCACTATGCCGGCAAATTTATTGAGAAAAGTCGCAACTTCAGTTAATCCTTTATTCGCTATTTTTAGAAATCCAAGCAGAGATATGCAGACGGCTATTATTACCGCCGGAGATGACTATGCCAAGGGCTTGATCAAAACAATTTTTGGAAAACACGACGAAGAGCTGTATCGTTTGGCCCGGGAAAGTGGAGCATTACAAGGCAGTATTTTTAGAGAATTTTCAAAACCAGAACAACTTTTAGCGGAAAAAGCAAGAGAAAAAATAGGGTTTGCACAAAAGGTTTTGAGGCCAGATAAAATCATAGAAGGTTGGGGTCAAAAAATGGAAGAATTGACGAGAATGTCTGTTTTTACCGGGGCTTTAAAAAATGGAAAAACCGCTCAAGAGGCGGCTAAGATTGCTCGTAACGCCACGGTTGATTTTGGAAAATCTGGTCAAACAATTCAAGTTTTAAATAAATTGATTCCGTTTTTAAACGCAAGAATACAAGGATTTTCTAATTTGGGTAGCGCAATCGCGCGTGATCCGACAATGGCCGTTCGTTCTTTGATGTGGTCGGCTGCTTATCCTCAAGCGGTTTTAACTTCTTTCAATTCAAGATATGAAAGTTATAAAAATATTCCTGATTATGAAAAAAGAAAATATTGGATAGTAATGGTGGGAGAATCAAAAGGAAAGGATTTACAGGGGAACTCGATAACTACGCCTCATTATTTAAAAATTCCAAAAGGTGAGGCGCAACAAGCCGTGAGCAATGTCGTTGAAAGGGTCTTAACTATAGGACAAGAAAAATATCCTGATAGCACGCTTGCTTTCACCGGTAAACTTATAGGTGATATTTCTCCAGTAACGGAGAGTAGTTTATTACCAACTGGCTTTCAGCAAGTGGTTGAATTGAAAACAAATTATTCCTTATTTAAGGACAAGCCAATTGAGGGGCAATATACAAAAGTTGGGAATAAATGGTTTGAAACAAGTAAAATTGAGCCGCGCTACAGAACATCACTTAATACATCGGTGGCCGCAAAGTTTATCGGCAATGCTTTAAATTGGAGTCCAACTAAAATAGATTATATTATCAAGACCGGAGTTCTCGGGGATATAGTTCGTATCTTCGACTTACCAATAAAATTAACAGATAAAAAACAGACGCTCTTTGAGAAGGCGACTGAATTACCAGTTGTTTCTGGAATACTTGGATCTGCCGACTACGGACAACAACAAGCGAAAAAAGCGTTTGAGGAAAAACAAGAAAAAGAAAAAAATACTAAAAAAGTATTGAATGAATTGAAGTAATTTACCAATCGGGAAGTTCGTCGTATTGGCCGGGGCCTTCACTAGGAATATCATTTCCTCTTGTTCCACCAAAGATCATCGCATAAATTATCCAAACTCCAACGATTCCCAAACCTATAAAAAGGATAACACCTAAAAAATATTGGAATGGTGGCCACTTAAATAATAATTCAAACGGATCGGAATTTAGAAATTTTTTAAAATTCATAATTTAATATTTAAAATCTTTATCTATTCCATTTTCCCTCAAACACCTTACATAAAAAATATCTAAATCAGCAGTATTTCCACGAACACTTTTTGCTCTATCCAAAGACCAAAGATAACAGGCCTTAATTACTTTTCTTGGTATCCAGGTATATTGAACAAAAATAAATCCCAAAATGATTGATAAAAAAATTAGGATTGTTATTAGCCATTTATAAGTCATAACTTAATTATTTTTTCTTCAACAATTCGGGGTGTTTCTCAAAATATTTATCCCTTAACATTAACGCCATGACAAATAAAATATCAGAATACGCCAGGGGAGTATCTTCAAATGAAGGGTGGTTATAAGCAAAAGTTTGGACTTCATTAAACTCGGGATTTTCCATCTTTTGTATAAATAATTTTAAACAAGCGCGCTCCACTTCCAAGGGAGAATCAAAAGACATAGTTTCAAGTTCGGAAAGTAAAGAATCTAAAAGAGAGTTTAAAAGTTTTTCCGCACCACTTTCAATATATAACTTTTTCCCGGACAGATTAAGCACGCGAGGACTGTGGCTCTGCGAATAACACGACGTATTGATGACGTTCTTTTCCATTAAAATACTATTTAACTTATCAAAACCGCTTTCTATGCTCTTTAAAGTTATGGCCATTGCCGGGAAATCGTTTTTACACACCTTATTAGTATCCGAACAAAATTTCGTTACTTTAAAAACTAAAAAACCGGTAGCCAAGATAACAATCGCATAAATGGCAATTTGCGGATAATAGGATATTAAAAAATTTAAAATTATGTCCAGCATATTCCTTAATTATAGCAAAAAAATGATTATTCTTTAATTAAGCGTCTCACAAACCACGCCGTCGCCATCTCTGTCTAAATTGTGGGGATCGTAGCCCGGGCCGCCCTGATCTTCAAAAAACTCCTGCGCTTCTCCTTGACTGCTAAAATCGGCACAATCCCTGTCTTCCACTTCTTCGTCTTCATCAACATAATCTCGCGTTTCAAAGGGATTGTCCGTTCTCTCAAAAGTGCCTGCCGGTTCGGAGTAAGACGACTTAATTTCACTACTACCGCACCCCGCACCGATCAAAAGCAATGCCCCCACTAAAAATAAGAGTTTTTTCATAAGGCGATTTATTAAAAACTTAATTCTTTAAGATTAACACACTAAATTAACCTGTCAACAACAAAGTTTTAACTATTAAGATACAAATTTATGGGGACAACCTTATTACTCGGCGCGATTATCACAATTCTTGTAAGAATCGTAAAATGGCTGACGGCAAAAATCGGGGGAGAAATGGCCGGGGCAATTACTTTGATCGTCGCTTTTCTTTTTTCCGCCCTGGCCGCCTTGCTATGGAAAGGTTGGTCGCTCGGGGATTTTAAATTACTGATGAATTGGGAAGTGATTGTTTCACTATTCGGAATTTCTATGGCTATTTACGAGGTTGTTGTAAAGAGAATAATCAAGCCAGTTTTGGACAAAATATCTGATAAAATGGCGGATATAAATTAATAGTTTATAAGGCGGCAGATAGAAAGGAAGAGGAAGCGATGGTCTACGAAGTTTGGAAGTGTCCTGATTGTCGTTGCGTTCACGGGTGCAAGTGGGGCGACCACACGAATCATTGTGAGGTTTGCCCTCCGAGCCAGCAGGCCTCTTGCGCGATGCACGAGACGGCCGAGAGGAAGTGGGTGTATTGCGCGGATTGTAAGAAAGGCAAGAAGCGATGAAGTGGTGCTACACGGTCGAAAGCAACTTGAAATGTCCGCGAGACGGGACAAGATTGAAGGAGGTGCGGAAAAGTGATGATCCGCGGCCATACTTCTATTGCCCGTTTTGTAAGCACCTTTTCCAACTTTCGCGGCGACCGGAGAAATTACTCTCTATTGCGCCGGAGAAGTAGGAAAAATCTGCCGCCTACTTCTTTATAAATCTATGCAAAATAAAATAAATCTATGCAAAATTAATAATGCGCGCTTTGTTTAAGAGTAATACGCCGTGCGGCCCTCTGCCTATAACGGAGATGGCGGTGCGAATCCGCCAGCGCGCAAACTAAAATTATGACATTAAAAGCACCGCTAAAAACAATTTGGATAACCCAGCCGTTCGGGGTTGACTGGACACTCGGTCTTTTGCCGATAGGAAAAAATCCCGACGGAAGCACTAAATACGGTAATTATTCTTCTTTTGGAATGAAAGGACACAATGGAATTGATTTTAAGGCGCCGCAAGGGACAGAAGTTTTGGCCACACACGACGGGTTTGTTTTAATTGATGAAGTCCGCGGCGGATATGGCAACGCAATTATGCTACGAAGCGAAAAGGATGGTAAAGATACTCTCTACGGTCATCTCTCGGAAAGCAGGGTTTTAGTTGATCAAAAAGTAAGAGCCGGAGACGTCATCGCTCTTTCCGGCGGAACTCCCGGAACTCCCGGGGCTGGTTCGTCCACCGGTCCGCACTTTCACTTTGGATTACGGCCGATCAAGTATAACGGTGACAACGGATATTTTGGTTGGGAAAATCCTTTGCCGTATTTTGAGAAGGGATGGGATAATCTGCCGGTTGATAATTTTTACGGAAAAAAGAGAAATTGGAGTTTAGAGTATAGCCAAAGATTTTTTGATTTAGCACTCCAACATTGGATGATAAAAAAATACCGGCGTATTCCGCCGCTACTTTCAGGAAAGGAAACTAACGCCCTTGTTTATGGGGGCTGGTTGCCGGACGAAGTTTTGAATGACGCTTTTAAGGGATTGTGGTATTTTCTAACAAAAGAAGAATTTAAGGCCGGTAAGAAGCCACCGATAACGATTTAGATTTCACAGCAACGAGTTGCGCCGCTCCACTCCGGGCCGTTAAATTTAGGGTTAGAGTAATACATCAATCCAAAGAAAAATAGACAAACAATAATCCAAATTATTTTTGTTCTTCTATCCCAATTTTTCTCTAAAAGAGGTCCAAAGGTAATTATTGCTATTAGAATTAATGATACAATTTTCAGCATAATTAAAATAGTTTTGTAATGCCAAAATAGTCGTGTGTCATTGCCCAGATTGCTAAAAAAATCCACAGAGACCATGAAAGAGCGGACAATTCGTCCTCTTTTTCTATTTTAGAGATAATTTTAAAAAGAATAAAAACTGCCACGGCCGATCCGACTACTCCGCCAAGGCCGGAATAGTAAAAAACTAAAACCAAGTTAATAATAATCAAACTGGCGACAAGAATTTTTTTAATCATAAAAAATTGCTTTTATAATCACGATCACTCCTGTTAATAAAATAAGCCAACTCAAAATCTCTAAAAAGTTTTTCGCTTTGTTTGAAACAAACATAATTTAATTATAAACCGCCTTAAAAGCCAGTCAAGGGCAACCCCGACTGATATTTGGCCACCGAGTAAATTTTCCTATACTCCCGCTCGATGTCTTTGTTCTCTAAATGGGTGTAAATTTGTGTTGAGCGGATCGTCGCGTGACCCATCATCTCTTTTAAATACATTATGTTGATATTGTTTTTCACTCCGAGAGTAGCAAAGCCGTGCCGGCAAGAGTGGGGGGTTATTCTTTTGTCTATGCCGCACTTCGCGCGCACTCGACGAAAGACGCGCTGGACGACGCACCGACCTATCCGCTCGCCGTATTTATTTGTGTCCAGAGCGATAAAAAGGGCTGTGGCATCGATTTTTTCTCTATCAAGCAGTCTTTCCCTAACTTCGAGCCATTTCGCGAGCAGGACGTTAGTTTCGTCGTCCCAGAATATCTGCCGTTTGTGATTTTTTCTTTTAAAAGTTTTTATCTCGGTGCGCCTATTTTCAATGTCAATGCCGGAAACATCTAAACTTAACATCTCGCCAAGGCGCATGCCGGTAGCAAAAAGTAGGGAGATGATTGTTTTGTCGCGCAGGTCTTTTGGAAAAAACTCGTCAAAATAGGCCATTATCTTTTTAAATTCGTCAGGGGTCAAACACTCGTGCGATTTTACATCATCTCTGTTTGGCACGGGGATCAACGCCTCGCTAAATTTTACGCGCTGTTGCTGGTGTAGCCACCGCCAGAGCGAGCGGACGGCCGTGATATAGATAGAGCGAGTGCCGCCGCGCAGGCCTCTATTTTCAAGCGACAGCAAGTAATTTGAAAAGTCGGGAATAGTAAGGGCGGTAATTTCTTTTCTGCTTTTATCAAGCCAATTTTCAAATTGATGTAGCCCCCAGAAATAAGATGACACTGTTTCTTTGGAATGCCCGGCACGGAGCCAAACTAAAAATTGATTTATAATTTCTTGGTTTGCCAT